GGAGCAATATCAGTAACCTTCTCTGGTGTGATTACAGTTACAAGTCCCCAATCACAAAGCAATTGAATAATTCTATTGCGACGTTGAACATCATTAACAGTCAGGTTTGCATGTTTACCGTCAAGGGCAAACAGTTCTTTAAAATGAACAATATAGTATCTGCCCTGCTTGTGCAGGATGTGGCAGGACTGATAGATTTTTTTCTCTTTGCGTGATGCAACTCCAATGCGGGTCAGAGTTTCTCTCACTTTTAGAAAGTCATCTGGTTCGTTCAGAGTGACTTCAATCATCTGATCGGCAGACCACTTAACCTCAGGTTCTGTAATCATTTTTTTCCTCCAGTCTCAAATTTAGATTTAATGAATGACAATTGTTGTTTGGTAAGAATACTCAGAGCCTGTTTTGCTTTTTCGTTACTATAACCATAATAACGTTTTACATAATCTAAATCTCTGATCTCATCTTTTCGGAGCCAGGGAGAGAATCTCTTCCTTTTTCTCACACTATTTATATAAAACTGATACTGGAGGTTTGGATCAAGATGAGAATTCATATTCATCTCATTTGCAAACAGAACTGTGTCCAGTTGACCAGACATGCACCTGTTCACAATATATGCAGGATATTTTGCTGAAGGATCTTCTTCTAGAAGATTTTTCTTTGTTTGGTTAATTGAGTTCAACCAATCTTTCAATTCGTATGTCATCGTATAATCTGAATGTTGTCGTCTTCTGTCCAGAGTTCAACCTTATTACGGAACCGACCCTCTGCCTTTAGTTTTTCATATCGCTTGGTTGCTTTCTTCTTCCACCAAGAGATGATGTTCTCCAGATAGAACTTATCCCAGTTAGAACCACGAAGTAGTTCTTCTTGCTCACCAAGAATCACCTCACGGACATTTGAGTATCCATAGTCAGAGATATAGAACCTCTTCTTCTGAGTGAGATTAAATGCGGTAGAGATTACACTGTTAAACTCATTCAACTTATCTTGATCCTGGAGAGAGTTCTTGATGATAGAGATCATCTTAGTCTGACGCTTCATCTTCTTTGATGATGCTTTGTTGTCAGTCAGAGGTGTATTGTTATTCAGTCTCGTGAACTCATTGTGGAGTTTATGAAACTGCTTATCATGCAAGAGTGGCAGGAACTTACTTTCGGTCAGACCTTTATATCGCATGAATGGTTTGAGTCCATCATACTGTGAAGCATCAGTAGAAGACCCATAGAGAGAGGTTGTCTCAAACAGGGCAATGTCCTTCTCAAACACTTCATTCAATGTCTCACGGGCATAGTGTGAGCAGCAGAGAAGTGCAAGAAGTTTACCACCAAGGTAGTTGTACCCAAAGGGTTGAGATGGAACAATCACAAATCCCATCGCAGCATGACGATTAAAGATAGAAAGATTTGGTGCCTTACCCAACCAAATGTTCCTTGGTTTAGAGTTGATTGTTGGAGATCCAAACCGAATGAATCCAATGACTTTCTTGGTATTCTTTTCAAACACCATCCAGCGTAATTCCCTACCAGGAATGTTGGATTCATTATTGTGAGAAGAAACTGCCTTCAACAAGTTGCCATAATGCTCATGAGGAACCGCATTCTGAAAACGGTTACCCACAAACTTAATGTCAAACTCCATATCTTGAGGATGAATATCTTCATTAAAGAACTCATCTTCAAGTGACACCAAAGAAGGAGAAGAGTCAATTACCTCTTTCTTCACAAACCTAAGGTAGTCTTCAATATTAGTAAAGTGGGAAAAGTAGTTTATAAACTCATCTGCTGCCCACTTAGCAACTTCTTCGGATACAATCATTTAAAGTTACACTCAACCATGATTTCAGTCATCGCCGCCAGAAGATTGATTTCTTGGTCGGCAACAAATGCTGACTGATACTGATACTTAGCAACAATGAGAACAGCAGCAGCAATGGAAGGACCGTCCAGAACTTCGTAAAGAGCATCATAAGCACGACGCAGAAGTACATTAGGATCATTGTCCAGATTAGAAACGATCCACTTACGAACTTCAGGAAAGTTCTTTTCCTTAAGGTTTTTAACGAGATCATTTACAGCAACATCAGAGAACGATGCAAGGATACCAGAATCAATCTTTCCGCTGACGGAATAGCGTTGACACTCATTCAAAACACGACGCCAATCGGGGAAGTGCTTGTTGATGAGTTCTACCAGGACCTTGTTATCATATTCAACACCTTCTGTATCCAAGATTTGTTGGATGCGTTGGAAGAAACTCTGTGCAATCTTTGCTCGTTCCTTTCCCTTGACTCCAAACTCAACGACTGCACATCGGGAGTGAAGGGGTTCAAGAATCTTGTTTTTGTAGTTGCAGGTGAAGATGAATCGGCAGTTGCCAGCAAACTCCTCAATAAACGCCCGTAGGCAGAGTTGTACATCATTGGACGTGTTATCTGCCTCGTCAATGATGATGACTTTGTGTTTAGCAGTTGAGGCAAGCGAGACGGTCGAAGCGAAGTTCTTCGCATTGTTTCGGACAGTATCAAGGAATCTACCTTCGTCGGATCCATTGATGACATAATAGTCTACTCCAAGTTCATTGCAGAGTGCTTTTGCAACAGTGGTCTTACCGATACCAGGAGGGCCAGCAAGAAGCATGTTGGGAATTTCTCCCTTATTTAGAAAGTCCCGAAACATAGTCTTTGTAGTTTCAGGAAGAATGCACTCTTCAATGGTCTTCGGGCGATACTTCTCAACCCAAATAAAATCACTCATTATCAAATCCAATCAGGTTTACGTTGGGGCATACGAAGATAATTATCCTTCACCCAAGGTTTGGATGCGATATACATCTTGTATGCGTCAAAGGTGGAAATACTAGTATCAAACTTGTATTCCTCAGGCATTGCTCGTGCGAAAGGAGTCACGTTAGTAAGTTTTCCCTTGGGAAAAAGATAATAAGCGTGAGTAAGAGTTCCTTCACATGAGTGCGTTCTATTATAGCGTAAAGTGTACTCCTGACACAAGTTCAGTCCCCACTTAATTAACCAGTAGGCATTGTCCACCGTTTCCGCCGCCCATTTAGTGCATGGGTGGTTTCGGAATGCCCCCTTTTCTGTCTTGTAGGCAGTGCCGTCTTGTTTGGGAAGAATGCCATAATCGTGATACCAAGGAGAAGCAATAATACTAAGCATTTGGCAGCACTCAAGCGGCATCTTGACAATATGTTTGTCAGGAAGACAAATCGCACTTTCAGCAGGGAACGGATCGGTGACAAAGATGTTCATATCAAAGAAGTTGCTTCAGATAGTCTAGACCCCAGTCTAATGCTTGGGATGGAATATCGTCAATATTTTCTTTCAAAACTTTATTAGCAGTTACAAGTCTGTCCCATCCAAGAACGCGGACAGTTGCTGTGGACATTCTATAAAATTCAGCAAGGTCGGCATCATTCCCATTTTTAAAACCACTAACATAAAGATTCCTTGCCTCTCTCAAAATTTCTTGAGTTTCTGGTTCAAATGAAATGGTTTCATTTTTGAGAGGAATTTGAAGTGTCTTCATAGAAGACATGCTGAATTTCATTGCTCTGCGTGTTTCATATAGGGAGTACGCAAAGATTTGTTTACCCCTAAATGCATGTTGCATAACACCATTAGCACATTCCATCACACGAAGGATAGCAACCTTGTCCTTTTCAGTATCAGACAGGTTGTTGAAAATAGCGTTCCAGTCTTTCATTCTAGAGGTCTGATAAATTCGTTGCAAACCATATCAGTTGCACGCATTGCTGCGTAAAGGTATTCTACTCCTTTTTGTGGGTCTGTGTGACTGCCACAAGTAAAAACGTCACATACTGCCATGCCAGTTTCAGGCCAAGTGTGCATTGAAATGTGAGACTCAGCAAGAAGTGCGACAGCAGTCACGCCTTGTGGTTGGAACTTGTGTGAGGTCATACCCAGAAGGGTAGACCCACACTTTCTGCTTGCCTCAGCAAGAGCATTAGTCACCAATTCCTCATCATCAAGAATATGAGAAGGACAACCCTTAAGTGTAAAGAGAATGTGTTTCATCAACCAAAGGTGGAATCGGGTTCCAGAGCGATATAGTAAGTAAGGTTGTAGTTCTTGCTAACAAAGCGAGAAAGAAGTTTCTCGGAGATCACAACTTCATAAGTCCCAGGGAGAATCTTGATATTCTCAACCTTGAAGTTGAAGCAGAACTCAGCATCGGTCTCACCAACAGTAATGGAGTACTCATTGGATGTATCGTTCTTCTTGTCACGAACAACCAACTTAACCACACCTGCTTCACCAACAGCGCACAGATCAGGAAGTTGATAAACGGCAGATGCTTTCAGCAGAGATGCAAGTTGATTGCTATCAAGATTAAAGCAAACATCTTGAGTAGGAAGAGAAATAGATTTCTCAGGAGGACTCACGATAACACTGGGATCAGCAAAGAAGTATTTCGTCTTGCGATCTTTTCCTTCACGAATCATCAGATTGGAATCATTGGAAAATTCAATCTGAGGACTATCATAAAGCGAAATACCATTCAGGAACTGAACCAGATCATAGATAGCGAAGTCACGAGGAAACTCTTCTTCAACTTCCACTTCTGCGAGAATGTTCTTCATCACAGACATGGTACGAATCGTGTTGCCCTTCTTGAAAAGAATTGATTGATTGATAGAAGCAAAGTTCTTCAGAAGGTTGAGAGTTTTTTCAGAAAATTTCATTGGTGTCCTTATTTTCATCGGTTGGGGTAATCTTCACGCTGAGCGTTCTTGTCGTTGAAGTTCATCAAAAGAACAGCATAATGCAGAATCTTCATAATGTCACGACGTGCAGTACCTTTCTTATCATAACGAGAGGCATACTTGAGAATGTTGCTGCGACAGAATGCTTCTCCGTCGCCACATGCTTCAATCAGATCAAGAGTCTGAATTTTATCATCACCAGCAGAGTAATGCTGATTGTAAGTACCACGGATATACTCAAGAAGTTCTTTTACGATTTCTTCTTCGTTGTACTTCCAGGGAGTTGCTGGAGAATTAGGAATCATATCAGTAGTCATTGTAAAAGTGTTTTCATCCATTTTTAGTTCATCATAAAGTAGAGACCAGGAATTAACCATAGCAGAAAAGGAAATCGTTTACAAGTGATTCTGCTTTTTCTTTTCCAAACTTACTGGAAAGATAACCACTTACAGGATCCAGGCGTTTCATGTATTTGTCAAAATCCCCATAAGTAGAGTCAGTATCAAACCCACTAGGTTTCTCTGATTCTAACATATCTTTGTATGCTTGTAAATAGGCAGAGAAGTCATCAAGGTAATCATTAACTTGATCCATCGTGCATTTACGAACAAAGACATTCTCAGAGAAATGATTGCCAGGTTCAAAGAATCTAAATGTTCCCTCTGCCTTTGGTAGATCTGGATGAGAGAACAAATAGTTTTCTACTGGATGCTGAAAGTCAAATACAATAATGACTTTCTTATCAAAGAAACCCATCAAATCCATACCAAAACAAGGAAGATTTTGTCCAGTGTTGGGATAGATAATGTTGTTGTAGATACAGGACTTATTGTCCCAAATCTCAACCTCCCTAGACTTGTAGATATACTCGGAATGGTATAGTTTGGCAGAAAGGAAAGAGTTGTTTTCTTCCCAGTCTGCCCAAGTGTAAGAGTATTCTAGGTCAGGAAAGGTTTCAAAAAGGAGCGTCTTGTACTCCTTCCACAGGGAGTTGGAAGTCGGCGTCAACTTTGTCATACAGTTCAAGGAAAGATTGTTTGGTTTCATCATCAAATCGGTTCACACAGACTTGAATTGCTTTTGCCTTGTCACCAAAGATGTTGTATGCCTTGACGATGTGAACCAGACGGCGGGTGCTGATGATTTCCTCAATGCCACCATCATAGAAGGTCTTACGGATGATATCTGCCCAGTCGGCAAGTCGCTTGCAGAAGTTTTCATCGGCGCACAGTTTGCTCAGAATCTTAACCTCTGTAGAAACAGTAGGATAATCTTGCTCAAAAGTCACAGGGAAACGCTCTAGGAAAGCTTCATTGAGCACGTTAGTCCCAATAAATCGGCCGTCATCGGACCCTTTACCCTTTGTATTCGCGGTTGCAAAGATCTGGAAACCCTCGGCGGGCGTAATGAACTTGCCAATCTTCTTGAGGAAAACGCCTTTGCCTTCAAGGGCGGATTGGAGACAGAGGATTTTGTTCGAAGCAAGGTCGATTTCGTCAAGTAGCAGAACGGCACCCCTGGCCATGGCTTCCACAACGGGACCATTGTGCCAGACTGTGGCACCATCAACCAGGCGGAAGCCACCAATGAGATCATCTTCATCAGTTTCAATCGTAATGTTTACACGGATCAGTTCACGACCCAGTTGAGCACATGCTTGCTCTACACTGAACGTTTTACCATTACCCGAAAGACCCGTAATGAACGTAGGATAGAAAAGACGGGACTGAATAATTTTTTTAATATCACCAAAGTTACCAAACTTGACGAAGGAATCATCTTTATCAGGGATAAGGTTTTGCTGTTCCTGAACGGGAACAATTGCAGCAGGTGCCTGATAGTTTTGCTCCATTTGTTCCCGAACGGTAAGGTTCCACTTACCACGACCAACTTTGTAATCGTTAAGTTTATTGGTAAC